GACCTTGAAGGCCGGCGCATCGTGCGCCTCGACGAACACCGGACGTGGGGTTGGCAGATCGTCAACTACCAGCAGTTCCGCGAGATCCGCGACAAGGAAGAGCGGCGGGCCTATCAGCGGGAGTGGTTGCGAAACAAGCGGAAACAGGCGTCGACAGATGATGACAGTTGTCGACAGCCGTCGACTGGTGTTGACGATGTCGACCAAAGCAGAAGCAGAAGCAGAAGCAGAAGCAGTACTTGTAATGAAGCAATAGCGTTTGATGCTTCGCCTCCGGCTCCGCCAACGGACGCAAAAACGAGGAAGAAGGGCAACGGCACCCCGCTGGGGCAACGCCTGCCTGCCGACTGGAGGCTCCCCGACGAGTGGAAGGAGTGGGCGATCGCGTGCTACCCCGACCTTGACCCGCAGAAGGTAGTGCGCATGTCGCTCGAATTTCGGGATTACTGGGGCGCGGTCCCTGGCGCCAAGGGCCGCAAGACCGACTGGCTGATGACGTGGCGCAACAACATCCGCCGCAAAATGGGGGACGCATGAGGCATTGCCCGAAATGTGGTGAGGGACTGATCGAGGGAGTCTGTCCTGGCTGTGGCTACGGCCAGCGCAAGGCCAAGGGCAGCGGGTCAACGGATCCTCTCCGCGGCACCTGCGAGCACTTCGATCGCGGCCAGCGCTGCGCCGAACCGGCGCCGTACTCCAGCTCTACCACCGGCAGCGGGCCCTGGTACTGCGTAACGCACTTCCCGGCCTTCAAGGGCTGGAACATCGGCCGCGAGCGCACCGAACCGCCCGCCGGCTTCGAGGCCCTGCGCGCGCTGACCAAACGGGTGCCGACCGGCCCGAAGAAGCTCGACTTGGAAGCCGAACTGGAGCGCGACGCCATTCAGCGCGAGCCGCGCACCTGATGGGGGACGCATGAGCGACACCTTCGACAGCTTGACCGGGTCCAATGTCGGCGAGGCCGAGAACCTGACCGGGTCGCCGTTCCCGCCCGATTGCGTGGTCCCCGGCATCCGCGACGGACTCGTCGCCATGTTCTTCCCGGTGGAGCCGCCACGCCCCGCCGCCAGCCATGTGATCGTGCTGCTCGACACGCTCGACCCCAACGACTGGCAGGTGCTGGAACGGAGCGACTACGCAGCCATCAAGGCGCGGCTCTCGTGAGCGACGCCACCGATACCCGCATCATCCCCAGGCGTGACTGCGCCCACTACGTCCACCATGGCTGGGAGTGCGCGATCAAGTTCGTCGGGCGGTACTGCCCGCAACCGCAGCTGCCGTGCCATTGCGGCGGCTACGTCAGCAAACACGGAGGCGGATCGTGTTCGTCGCACACACCGAAGCAGACCAGCGTTACGCCGAGCGGGTTGGTCGAGGCAGGTACGAGGCCAACCAGATCAACACCGCCATGGGAGCCCACAACAAGCAACTCGACTGGGGACGGGAAACCGTCGACCTCTTGATTGACGGTTCAACCGGCGAGCTGGCGTTTTGCCGCAAGTACGACCTGCCGTTCGACGACAGCGTCGGGGTTGGCCGAGGCTGGGCCCGACGGCCCGATACGGTCGATCGCCAGGGCAATCGCTATGACATCAAGGCCACGCCGAAGCCGCGTGGCCGGCTGATGCTCTACAAGCCCAAGCCGGGCGAAAACGACTACAGCAATATCGACATTTTTGTGCTCACTCGGCTGCACCGATTCCCGCCGGCGGTCGAGGTTGTGGGGTGGGCCTACAAGGCGAATTTGATGCGCGACGAGAACCTCGAGGATTGGGGTTATGGGCCCACCTACTTCCTCAACGAGCACGATCCGCGGTTCCACCACTTCCTCCCATGAGCGACCTGCTGCAGGTGGAGCTCATGCTGCTGAACTGGGCCAAAACCGCCACCGGCGGGGCGAAGGTTATCTTCCAGGTGCAGCCCGAGGATCTGGCCAAGTTCGAGCCGCTCACCATCGCCAAAGGCGGGCACGGGGGCCAACGCTTCATGGCCGCCCTGGCGCTGATCGGCGACGACGAGCAGCCGGCCGACCTGCCGGTGGGCCCGCTGTGCCGCACCGCGGTGATCTGGTGCCGCGATCCGGCGTTCCAGGAGTGGCTGGGGACCAACTTCCCCAACACCTGGGCGGAGAGCGTCGGCACCAACCCCATCGACTGCGCCAAGGAGGTGGTGTGCACCCTCTGCGGCGTGGTCTCGCGCAAGGACCTCGACTACGCGGCCGAGGCCGGGCGTATGTTCAACGAGTGCATCCAGCAACCCTACCGGGCGCACCTCAACCGTGAAGGAGCACAAGCATGATCGGACAACCGCGGCCGCAGCTGTCGTCGGAAGCAGTGAGCCAGCTCGACCAACTCGCCATGCGCATGAAGAACGAGATCGGCCAGGCGGCGGGGAAGGAGGGGATCGACCTCTGCTACCGCATCCTGATCTCGCTCATTGCCGACACCGTCGGCCCCAAGGTCGACGACGTCAGCCGCACCCTGCGCAGTTCCACCGACGCGGTCATCCTGTTCCTGGAGCGCATCCCGGGCGGGGAGATCAAACGCATCCCCCAGCACTGATGGCGACCGCTGAAATCGAACGCTACTGGAAGCTGATCGTCCGCTACGGCTGCATCACGCTGATCGGCGACGACCTGGCGGTGGCCTGCGGCGCGCCGGCCGAGATCGCGCACTGCCATGGGGGCTCGATTGTCGAGCGGATGCAAGAGCCCAAGGCCAAGGGCCGCAAGCTGCCGCGCTACGATTGGCTGGTGCTGCCGATCTGCCCCCATCACCACCGCCTGACCACCTTCGGCCTCGATCACGGCCCGCTGCGGTGGGAGCAGCGCCACGGGCCGCAGGCGGTCTACCTCGACCACCTGATCCGCCGTACCGGCGTCGACGTGTGGGCGCGGGCGCGGCGGCCATGAACCTGCGCGAACTGGTGGCCGGCGCGCTGCAATCGAGCCACCTCGAGCAATCGGCCATCAGCGAGGCCGCCATCGACCGCATCGGCGGGCTGGCCTTCTCCGATCCCCTGGGCTGCGAGCTGTGGCGCCTGATGGCGTTCCAGGCCAACGCCTACGAGCGGGTGCTGGGCCTGCTGGGCAAGCGGGCCCGCAACGTGATCGCGGTGCGCACCATGCGGCGCAAGGTGTGCGTGGCGGTGACGGCGGAATTCATCGACCAGGCCTGCCGCACTTGTGGCGGCATCGGCTACCTGCTCGCCACCTCGACCTCCGCCAAGCGGTTGTGTCCGACCTGCGAAGGCACGCGCCAGCGGCGCTACAGCGACCTGTGGCGCGCGCGGCAGCTCGGGGTGGACGTGGAGGCCTACCCGCGGTGGGATCGACGCTACAGCGTCGTTTCCGGGCTTTTGGCCGACGCCGACCGCCTGACCTTCCGCGAGCTCTCGCTGCAGCTGGAGCGGGTGCTGCCCAAAAGCGCCCTTTACGCGCTTGAAATCCAGCGCCGCCGTGCTACGCTGCGCGAGTCAGCGAGCCCTACATTTACACAAGAGCAACAACAGGGGGCGCCCTTCGCTGTCAGCACTGCCACCCTATAACTCGAACACTTCCAGGTGGCGGCCGCGAGTCCCGAGCCACGGGACAGGGTAGGGTAGGTACGCCCAAAAATCAGGAGAACCGCATGAAGGATCGCCGGCAGGACCGTCCCGAGACCAAGCCTGTCGATCCCAACTGGATCCCGGCGAAGAACTACCAGACCTCGCTGCTGATGGTCGAGGATCTGCAAGCCCACCACTGGGCCAACAAGGTGACGCTCGACGGTGGCGATGTGGTCCAGTTTTCGCTGCTGCCGCCCCCGGTGCTGGCGTACTACACCCAAGCCGACTGGACCGTCGGCCAGCAGTACACCGCAGGGCAGCCGACCGGCAGCGGCGCCGCCACCACCCAGGGCATGGAGGCCGGGGTGCTCCCCTTCGGCGGCCACGTCTACACCGGCACCCCGCCCTACCCTTCGATGAAGGGCGACGATCTCTACCAGCTCAAGCTCACGGTGCCCGCGGACTGGCCCAAGGGCCCGAACATGAACACGGTGTCGATCGGCGAGCACGGCGCTTCCGGCGGGCCGCAGTCGCGCAACGTGAAGATCCGCGACAACGCCGGCAACCTGCTCTACGAAACCACCGGCACCTATCCGTCGATCCCCTACTGCGTGGGCGGGCCGCCGGGCGCGGGCGTGATCGTGCTGCAGCCGGGCGTTACCTACGGCATCGAGATCTTCAACGACGGCCCCAAGCCCACCGGCACCTATCCCCCGGTGACGGACATGGTCGTGTACTGCTACGCCCCGCAGAAATGATGTGGTCACAGAACCTCGGCAAGGTGAGCAGGGGCTGCTGCTGCGGGTAGCCCTGCTGGAGGCGCGGATGCGCCTCGTCATCCTCGCCATCGAGGGCATGATCGTCGCCGCCGTCACCGCGCTGATCGCCTACTTTTTCAAGTGATTTACAAGGAGTCCACCATGCTAGGCAAAGCCATGTTCGCCTTCGTCATCCCGCTTGACGGCACCCCCGTCGATCCCGGCTATGGCCGTCCCGCTTGGGGCGGGCGTCCCGATCAAGGGCTCCCAGGCTATGGGCACCCGGACCAAGGGCTCCCCGGCTACGGTCATCCGGACCAGGGCTTGCCCGGCTATGGGCACCCCGACCAAGGGCTGCCTGGCCACGGTCATCCTGGCAACGCGCTGCCGATCGCGCCGGTGCGCCCCTCGCCGCCGATCACGCTGCCGCCCGGCACCTGGCCGCCGCAGCTGCCGCCCGGCGCCAACGTGCCGGACAACTCGCTGCCGCCCAGCTACGGCGGGCGACCGACGCCGCCGATCGTGATCCCGCCCGATCCGTCCATCGGCATCGAGCAGCCGATCTACCTGCCGACCTTGCCGCCCGGTACCGCGCTGCTGATCGCGCTGCCGCACGCCCAGCCGAAGGGCGACACCCCACCCGGCACCAAGCCCGCCATCCTGGTGCAGTCGGGCCAGAAGCCGGTGCTGGTGTACGTGAGCGCAGCGCCCTCGCCGAAGTAGCGTGCTGCCGACGCTGCTGCCGCCGCAGGCTCTGCGCAG